TGTCGGCCTTAATCCTGCTATTTTGGCCCTGCCAAGCATGATGTTATCTGTCTCTTGGATTGCCCCGGTTCCTTGGTTTAGCACTGAAGCATAAGTAGCCAAGGCTAAAGCCGTACACCTATCGGCGTGACCATCTGCCCTTCGTAATGCTCTGTACTGTTTATTTCCTCCCGGCGTAGTTACTTCGTTCACTGAGTGTAGGTCTTCCCGTATTGCCTTATCTCTTGGCACACGGATTGACCTCTCTTGAAACGCTCTACGCAACCCGGGAAATATCTTAGCCTTAAAGCCCTGCGTAAAAGTGCATTGCTCAAGCTTGTATTGAAAACGATTAGCTAAAGACTCACTTAAAGCATTACCAATGCCAGTGGAATCAATAGCCGCATAGGAAGCTTTGCTGATACGATCCGCAAGTAGCTCCTCCTGCAAATGGTAAGGAGTATCTCTGAGTGCTAGAACTTCCTTTGTCCATAAAACATCCCCAACCTTTTCCAAAGTCCAGCAAACTGTTAAGTCATGTTTACGCCCTATATCAATGCCAACATAACGAACAGCTCTGCTTCCTTCGTCTTCAAACTCAACTGTAGCCTCATCATTTACACACTCATCAATTAAAGTGTAAGGCAATAAAACATTAGCAGCATCAACAAACTCGCATTCGTATTCTTGAGCCCAAGCATCAACATCATCTAGCCCAATCTTTAACTCTTCAGCATTCATAGGCAATCCCTCCTCTATTGCTGAGTGAATAGTTGTTTTATGTTGAACAAAGCCTAATTCATCTGACTTGTTCCATATCTCATAGAACTTGGAGTTACGCCCCGCTGGGGTGCTTATGATTCTTATTTTCAACTCTCCCCTCATTGGGTTAGAGATTGCTGGATAAATAGCTTCGTAAATTCTGTCTGGCCTTTCATGGAAAGCAAACTCATCTAGAACAAGGTTAGCTGAGTATCCCCTAACTGTGTCTGGGTTTGCTGGTAGGGCTAGTATTCTTGACCCGTTTGTAAATCTTACTTCGCTGGTACGACAGTCTGGCTTATCTAGCCCTAGCGCATCTGTTACCACTTTTGCTACGCGATTGCCCTTGACCATCCATTCCTCAGACTGCCGTTGACCAGCAGAAAGCACTACCCAATCTGTATTAGGTTTATCAACGCAAGAAGCGACAGCCTCAAAAGCTGAACCAAGTGAACCGCCTATCTGCCTAGACTTTAGCCAAATCTTAAAACGTGAAGCATCAGAAACCCAACGTTGCTGGTATGGCAACATAAGTTTGAATAAAGCTTCTGCTCGTTTCTCTTTGTCCATTTAGTTGTTCTCTACGTTTGGAGCTCCTAGCATTTCCCGCCAAGTTCCAACTAGAGTTTTCTCATCAGTAATCAAATGACCAGAGTGTTCTACATTTACATCTGCCCTGTCTGTAAAGCCACATACATTTTTAAGAGCAAAGATTAGGCTTACCACATTATCCTTTTCTAAAGCTTGTTGAACTAGTTTACGTTTAAGGGAAGTTTTCAGCTTGGCTTTCCCTTTTTCATAGGCAACGCTAAACTCACTCTCAGGATTCTTTGCTTGTCTCTGGATTACATCGTGAGAACAGCCCAAAAGAGTAGACATTTCGCCTAGTGTAGCATTTAAACCGCCTAGCCTTTCAACTAGGTCTAAGTCAAAAACTATTTTAGGTCTACCGCCGGGGTGTTTGCCATTACTGGCTGGAATTGGGGAGGTGAGTCTTGTGCCTGTTGTAGCTCCTGCCATTGAAGCAACAAGTTTGACGCTGAAGTGTGGGGGCGTATCAAGTGTTAATTTATGCTAATTAGTGCTGATACTGTAATTTCGTAGAAGTATTTCTCTTTTCAAGGTAATGTTCTAGGTCTTCTTTTAGAATAATCTCTTGCTTACCTGCTAAAAGGGCAGGGAGTTGTTTTAATTTAACCATTATTCTAACTCTGTAAGGAGTTACACCGATAATTCTAGCCACTTGTGGGATTGAGTAAGAAGGTTTATTTAAATTAGTTTGCAACTTATTCATTTTTTCGGTGTTAATGGATTCTGTTTGTTTCGTTTAATATCTTCTGAATACGTTTGCTCTTAATTGGTTTAACTTGTTTAACTTTCATTTGATATTCATCAACTTTTTTAAACTTACTAAAATCAATATCCTTTTTCCTTATTAGTTTAGTATCAAAATTACGCCATGCATTCTTAATAACGTGCTGCGGCCTTTGAAATCTTCTGCCTGTTTCAACTACTTTAGGCCAAACACGCTCTAAGCTCCTAGCCATTTGAAGTCGGCCATCGCCTTTATAAAGTTTATCCATATTGCCGCCTTTCATGGTCATTGTTACCATCTTATCAATACTAAAAGCGTTAATTAAAACAGTACATAGACCAGCAGCTAAAACTTGCAAACAAAGGTCTGTATCTTCATTGTAGCGACCTCTCCATCTTTGTTCTAAGTTGTTATCAATTAATAAGCATGAATAAACATGACAATTAAGTGTGAACGGAGGGGCGTACGGAGTTTGAAACATTCTGTAACATAATCCAGAAATAGCGATATTTTCGTATCTGTCAGTAAAGTCCTCACAAGTTTTTAAAGCTATATTTGAATCACAACGAATACGTTTGCCTTTGAATCTTCTGCAAGTATATCTCGAATTATCATCTAAAATCCAGTGTCGTTCATGTCCAGCTGCTTTGGAATGTTCCCAAACCCAGTTTCTGGCTGGAATTGATCCTTTTCCTAAATTACTAAACGGAAGAATTAGAAGCCTATCTTCGCCGTACTTAGCAGCATAAGCTTCCTTTTCTTGTGGTTCTATTACTATTTTAAAGGGCGTTTTATCTTTTATAAGAAAGTTTGCAGTCAAGCAGCAATCTGACCTGCCCTTAGAAATAACATATACGGGATATTTAGGTTTCACGCTTCGATCCTTAAAGAAGATTCATCGTCTTTATCTCTGTGAGGAAACCATATTGATTTTGTTTTATCAGTAACAGGGGAGCCAACAAGTTTAGCAAACTTTTCTCTATCCTCTGCATTTGCAAAGTTTATTATTAATTGTAATGGTTTTTCCTCTTTTTCATACTCAGGCATTCCAACCCATTCAGCCGCTGCATCAAAGTCCTCAATTTCTGAAGCGGGTCTGGTTACCATAACTAGATTAGCGAGCATCGCATCGTCGTACCCTGTTCCAAGAAGCCCAGTTATATCAGAGTCTTTAATATCTTTAAGCAACTCAGACAGCAATCTATCATCTACAATTCCTAAGTGAGCAATTTCATTATCACCAGTAAGGACTTTCATAGCTTTTTTATTAGTATGCGGAACATCCAGCCTAACTACTGGGATAGTTTTTAAGCCCATTTTGTTGCTTGCTTTCACAACTCCATGCCCTGCTAGAATAATATTGTCTTTAGCTATTACTACATTTCTATAATGACCATTGTCCTTTATTGATTGAATAATATGATCCAGCTGGTCATCAGGATGCTCTCGATAGTTTTTGGGATGCGGCTTCAGTTC